TCTAAATATACCGGCCACTTTTACATGCGTCAAACCCTCCGGGACTATCAGTAAGGTGATGCAGTGTACCGAAGGCGCCCATTTGCCGGCAAACCGGCATTACTTGCGGTGGGTGGCGTTTCGGCAGGACGACCCCCGGCTTGCAGAGCATGAAAAGCGCGGTTATCCGGTGAAGGATGTATCGCATCAGTATGCCGGTACTTCTGTTGTCGGCTTTCCGACATGTTTACCGATTGTCAATCAAATGGGTGAGCAACTTCTGGTAACCGCTTCCGAAGCTACACCGGCTGAGCAGTACAAGTGGTTGCGTTTGCTTGAACAACACTGGCTCGGGCCGGATAAGCGCAACGCGCAAGTGAGTTTTACTTTGAAGTGGCGCAAGTCCGAACTATCCTATGAGGAATATTTTCGGCTGATCCTTGAGCAACAGCCAAAGGTGCGGTGTTGTTCGTTGATGCCCCAGATAGAGCAGGATGAAAGCGCTTATGCATATTTGCCTGAGGAGCCGATTGACCATGCCGAGTACTCGAGGTTTGTTGCGCGTATAACCAGCACCGGGGAAGAAGCCTACGATTCGGATTCTTTGACATGCGAAGGCGGGGTATGCCCGATTGAAGGCGATATTCACGAAACAAGTATCGGTGTAGCGGGAATCGGCTTATGACCGTTTTAAGCGACCAGGCGATTTTCCAGAAGCGCAGTCATGGCGATGTTGTGATTGAGCCATTTCGTATGGATGACGTGAATACGGCCAGCTATGACGTTCGCCTCGGCCCCTGGTTCTACCGGGAACGGCCGTCAGAATTTACAGCCGAAATCACGAATATCTACAGCCCTGATACCGCCACCCGAATATGGGGGGAAGCGCAACAGGCGGAACGCGCCGTGGATTGGATGAAGCACAAACCTGGCCTTGATTGGCGGAACATTGATGAAAGTGACCGTGTTATCTTGATCCGCCCGCAAGAAAACCTGTTGTGCCACACGCTCGAATTTATCGGCGGTCGGCGCGATATTACCACACAGATGAAGGCGCGCTCAACTATCGGGCGCTTGCTGCTAAATGTGTGTCAGTGCGCTGGTCAAGGTGATGTAGGCTATTATAACCGGTGGACGATGGAGGTTTACAACCGCAGCCCGTGCCGTTCGCTATTGCTTGTTGTTGGACGCCGGGTAGCGCAGATCGTATTTGATATGACTACACCGACCAAACGTGACTACGGCAGTGAAGGGCATTATCAGGGCAGTACTGATATCAAAGATATGATGGAAAGCTGGAACCCTGGGGCAATGCTACCGCAAGCGCATACGGATAAAGATATCAAACGTATGGTACGGAATACCGGAAAATGACTGATCTTTCGCTCGAAGAAATCCGCCGTATTAACGTTTTGCGGTCCGAAACCTGTTTCCCGCAATGTGTTAACTGGACTGTATCGCATTGGGTTGTCGCATTACTTGGTGAATTTGGTGAGGCAGCGAACATCTACAAAAAGGTATTCCGTGGTGATTTTACCCTCGAAGAAGCGCGGCCGGAGCTAGCAAAGGAGTTGGCTGATGTGCAGTGTTACCTTTTGTTAACGGCCCATTATGCTGGGATACCGCCGTTTGCTTACGCGGTCATGCCTTTTGTAATCAACTTTTCCCTTGAGGAGCAATTCTGCCGGTTAGCCGATAAGCTCGGGCAGATTGCATACGGGTCATATGTAACGCAAGGTAAGGCTGTTCTCGGTATGCATTGTCGGTTAGCACAACTGAACCTAGAAATGATTGCACGTACGGCCGGTATCCATTTGCGTGATGCGACAATAAGCAAGTTTAATGAAGTGTCGCGTCGAATAGGAAGCGACATCTTTTTGCCTGAGGTGAAAGGAATAAGCTGATGGCAGGTATATTGTTCGAGCGTGCCCGCGGCACTGCCCCGGCATTACAGCTTTACGATAAGCTCGAACCCGGCAGTTTGAGTGGCCTTACCTTGTTTGAGGGCTCAAAGGGCTGGCAGCTTTCGTACCGGCATCGCGGGGATGACGGGTGGGTAGTAAAACAGGTTCCATCCTCAGAAGCCCGTAAGATACTCGATATGCTTGCCGGTGTTGCGCCTGATGAGGGTTTATTGGTCGAGTACATGAAACCGAAGCTTGTGTCACCTTCTCAGCGCCGAGAACGCCTCGAAGAGCCGGCGCCGCGCCAAAGGGAAAAATTGTAATTCATGAGTTGGGAAATGAGTGAGATTCCGCCTGAGCACAGATCGCCGAATTCTCCGCTTCAACAGGTGCGGTGTGCCATGATCGATGAGGCTCTAAAGCCATGAGCGAGAAAGCAGCACGCAAAATCATCGCCGGTCTGGAAGACGCCGTAGCCCATGCGCAAGGCGACGAGTCTCGCGTTCGGGTGACGATTATCCCATCCCCAAAGCCCTCGGTGAGATTGAGCGGCTGGGCCATGCGACTGAGCGGGCAGAGTCACAAAAAATGAGCGAGCTAGACCCGAAGGCGCTTGATGCTGCGATTGAGGCGGCAAGGGCGGCGGACTTCGCGGCAGACGGTGAGTACTGGCCTAACGATTGCTATCAGACTGTACTGGTCGCTGGCATCACCGCCTATCTCTCCACCCGATATGAGCAGAGATGGGTCGAGGTGCTGCGCGAGCCGACCGAGGCCCGAAACGCCGCGCTCGAAGAGGCCGCGACGTGGCACGATACGCAGGCGTCCGCTTGGCAAGATCAGGCTATCGCCGTGCATCGGCAAATTCACGGGGCGGACGAAGAATATGCTGCCGAGTTCCGCGCGCAGCATGAAGCCTATATCAAATATCGGATCATCCACGAGCACAGTGCGCGAGACCTTCGCGCTCTCAAATCTAAGCCCGATCCGAGTGCAACGTGAACAGCTCCTCTACGGCTTTCTGTTCCCGCAACAGGGGGTTAGGCATTGAGGGAAGCCAGTCGTTCCGCTTCTTCGCGTGTCGCAAACAGTCGGTTTTTGTGCTCTGTCGTGTAGGGATGCCCCGGCACAAGGTCGCCGCCAGCGACTTCTCCGCCAGGATTGATGCCAAGCTCATGCGCGCGGCGTACGGCGCAGACAAAATTGTCTGCATCGATAATCGCGCAGCCGAGAAACTGTTCACCAGTCGGAAGTTCCGGGTCGCAAAAGGACAGCCAAAAACTAGGCATCATTACTTCCATATATCCGAGAGAGAGCGTGGGTTAGGGGAGCGGGGGTTAAGCAGGCTTGCGTTTCCGAGAGTGACGCGCGGCCTCCATGCTGCCGCCGTGTTTGATAAGTCGTTTTGCGCACGCGAGGCCAAACACGAACCATCCCTGAGACATATCTTCCGGTACGTCTTGGCGATCATGGTAAGTGTCAGTGCGGCGATCCAATTCAAGCCATCGGCAGGCGTGCCCATAAAGCGGCTTATTGCAGCACTCACACCGATCAGACTCGCGTGCCGAGCCATATTGAGCGGCCATAACTACCTCCATATATCCGAGAGAGAGAGAGCGGGGTTAGGCGGGTTCAGGATAGCCAGCCGATCCAGCGTATCCCAAGAACGATCAGCGCGGACAACAGCGCGGGAATACCGAAGGCCATCGCGACCAGTTTGGCGTTATCCAAATCGCGTTTGCGCGCTGCCGGGGTCATTTGGCGGCAACCTTCCAAAGCTGGCGGATCAGCGCTGGAAGCTGCTCGCGGGAAATGACGACGATCTGATCGTTCTGACTGATCGCGATGTAATCGTAATCGGCCTCGCGAACGTCGTTGACGACAAGGGTGGCGGCTTCGTCATCGGCCTTGATGGCATGTGCGGTTCTCATAACTGCCTCCATATATCCGAGAGAGAGGGAGGGTTAGGGGAGTACTGGGCGGGATGCGATGGTGTTCCCCGCAAAAGCCGCCGGGTCAGCGGCCACGCTGTAATCAGGTACGTACATCGGCCACGGATATGCACCCGTAACCTCGACGTACCGTTGGCCCTGGCGGCTAGTCATCTCTCGCCCGGTCAATTCACAAGGCACTGCTCCGCTATGCGTATCGCAGTAAAGTTGGGTGGTCATCGGTTCCTCCGTTTTCAATAGAGAGGAATATAAGACTCCGTACCGGTTCATGTCCACATATTAGTCGTCGGCTAGAGAGAAAAGGGCAACAAATATGAGCTGCTCGATTGCGCACCGTGAACGCCATCGAATCAATACCCGCGATAACAAGCGAATTACCCGGTGGATGAAAACCCGACTTAAAAAAGTAACTGAGTCAAAGCCGCGTGATGCGTTCGGGCAGCTTGTTGAGACCCTAACCAATCATAACCGTAGTTTGTGGGCGCGCGCGGGCTATCCTGGCTTGCGTAACCGGGAAGAAGGTGCTTTGCGGCCTTATCTGCCGAAGGGCACCGGAAAGCCCCGCAAAGCGCCACGAAAGCCGCGGGTAAAGCGGGAGCACTTGTAATTGAGCGAAATAGAACCGACAGTAGGAAAGCGCTGGTACGTGTTTCAGGTGTTGCCGCAGTTCCAGCAGACCGCGGCACACCATTTGAAGGAGCAGGAATTCGAATCGTTCTTTCCGCGTATTCGCCGGCACCTATCGAAAAAGGCATTTGTCGATGAACCGGCCTTCCGCGGTTACGGGTTTGTAAGCCTTGATCTTACCGAAGACCCCTGGCTGGGGGTGAACGGTACCCGCGGTGTGGTCCGTCTGTTGCCGGCGCACCGGCAATTCCCGCTTCCTATGCCTGTCGGATGGGTCGAGCGGCTTATCGAGGCCGATCCAATTGATGAAAAGACCTTTCTCGATATCTTTGAGGACTTTTATCCGGGGATGGCGATCAAGTATCGCCGCGATGGGCATGCCTATAACGGGTATCGGGCTACGGTCATGTCCGTGCGGGCACGCTTGCTTGAGATCGTATTTCACAGCAAAACCGGGGTCAGCAATTCGGTATGGATTTCCCAAACCGATGCAATACCGGAAGTAGAGGCTTAAAGCACATGTCGTTAGGGTTGCGTGCCGCACTCCAAGAGTGCCTCGGTGCTATTGTAAGCCTAGGCCACGATGGTTCGGGAAAGCGGACAAATTGCCGCTTGTGTACGGCAGCGCGCGCGGCGCGCACCGCGCTTGAAGCAACCGAAGGCCGGCCGCAGCGTGAAGCCCTAGAAGTAGCGGCGATGCTTGTGCCGCATTATTATGCCGCCAGTAACTGGGCCGCCTTTGCCCCGCGGGTTGCTTCGCTGCTCGAGTATTATGCGGCAAAGGAACCGCAACCCGCAATGCAAAGGTCAGACGACATAACCGCGATTCGTGAGCTAAAGGTTTTAAAATGAAAGCGACCCCACACAAGACAAGCCCGTTGCACGAAGCCGTATACCAAGACTTGTGTGCGGCCCTTGCTAAATACAGTGACAAACTCACCCCGCCGGAACTACTTGCGCTCGCCGCAAACTTAGTCGGGAAACTGATCGCGCTGCAAGATCAACGGACCATGACGCCAGAAATGGCTTTGAAAACCGTGATGCTGAATATCGAAAAGGGCAACGAGGATGCCCGCCGGGAAATGCAGCACCCGAAAGGCACGGCCTAGGTTTGAGCGCTGTGCGCGGGTGGGATCAAAAATCACTTTCGGACTTCGCCGCAAGATGGAACCGCGGCGATACGATAGCCGAAATAGCAGTGGCGTTTCGGGTTGAGCCGCGCTGGGTGTGCACGGTGCGCAAGCGGCTTGCCTTGCCAACACGACGCGGTACTGATGGCCGGTACCGCGGTTCACGCTACGGGGTACACCGTCGACAGGAGAAAAAGGAAATGAGTGATAATAAATCGACCCCTGATTTTATCTACGACCCTGATGAATGGGAATTTACCTTTACATGGGCCGACAGATCGGATCTTATGGAAAGCATCGATCTCGGCGAAATCAAGCAATTCGACACTTTAATCAAAGGGCCACCTAAGTGGGCCGCGCATGTGATCTTGACATGCGATGAAGAGGGCGACCCTGATGAAACCGAACTGCGATGGTTCGACACTTACGAAGAGGCGCGCGCCGCGCTAAACCCGGAACCGCCGCCCGAAACTTAGTCTACCTTCCATTTGTCGATTTGAACAACGGTAACTTCCGCCTTGACAGCCGGTTTGTAGACCGGCTCACTAAAGGCGTAGGTGGTACCGGCAGGGATATTGTTCGTACCGGCCGGCCAAAGGTCTTCGGTGCGGACGACCGTATCGTTTCTATCGCGAAGGACGAGGTGCAGTTCCACACCGATGGATTCGGCGCAGGCGTTGTGGGTTTCTAAAATGAGGTTGTTAAAGGTATCGCTGCCTTCGGCAAACGGGCTTACCCGTATGCTGCGGATCGTAATGTCGGAAAGTTTGCAGCTCGCATGGTTGTACGGCGTCCATGCGTAGGCATACCCGAACAGGAGGGCAAGAGCGGCAGCGGTTTTTAACATGATCTAGATCCCTTTTTACATACAAATGAGGCAGTTCAGCCCCATATATACGACCGGATCAGGTCATTACAAGATAAATCCCCTTCGGCCCTACACCTGACAAGTGATCGCAGGTCTTTTCGACATCGCCGACAAGGTCGGATAGGAACCGAAGGGGAAGAGCTTACTTTACCGACACCCTTTGAATGGTCTTTTCGACAATTATCATAAGGTCGATAAAGTAAACCGTTACCCCGGCCTTAGCTAAATGACACCGTCTTTAAGGTCTTTTCGACAAACGGGGTAGGGTCAAAGAGATTAAAGCCGGGGTAAACCCGAATATACGCAAGCCCCCCTTCGACATTGCCGACAACCGGGAACTGGTCTTTTCGACACTGCTCGAATGGTCGACAAAATCGAAGGGGGTGTGTAGGGGTCGCCGAATTTGATTTTTTAGTATTTTTTATTCTTGGAAAGCGTCTTCGGCGATTTGCAAGTCTAGCTCTTTCACCATTTTCCACACTTCCGCTTCGGTCGGCGCGGCAATCCAGCAAAGCTCTTCGTCTTCGTTCATATCCGTGACTTGTACACACACGCCGTTTTCAGTATTGACAATTCCCGTCACGTAGACTTCCGAAGTATCCCCAATCTCGGCGAATTTCTTTTGAAGCTCTTCGCGGGCTTCCTCGACCGTCGTACATGTTTGTATCAGCATCTTGCATCTCCGTTATGTGGGTTTTTTAGTGATGTGTGTATCAGCCCGTTTGTTTGTCGACATTCAAGATCAGGTCTTTTCGACAACGCGCCAATGGTCGACAAACACAAGGCCAATACACAACACCCCCGCCCCTAGTTTCATTTGATTGACACCCGCCTGAGGGTCTTTTCGACAATACGTCAACGGTCTATCAAAGCCCCTAGGGGAAAGGGTGCGTACGGGAATATACGCAATACCCGGGTAGGAAACCAGAAGATTGACCCGTTTCCCACCAGTGTAGGGCCAGTTTTTGAAATGTCATTTCACTTCAATCACTTACTCAAATATAGTATGTTCTTCCCCGTTACCCAAAAGGGTCGGGGATTTAGTGATTCCCCGACCCTGCGGTAGCAATCCAAAAATATAGGCTCACCCCTTTCCCCTAAGCCGGAAGGTATGAAGAAGGCTGAGAAAGATCAACGTCGCCTTCTAGCGAACCTAACCGGGGAACGCAGGCGGGAACGGTTATATGATGAGCCGTTACCGTTCGAGGTAACGAAGGCCCCGATACCCGACCATATTCCGGATGCCGGCGGGTTATCCCCTCGCAAGCGTCGGTTCGTAGCGGCTTATACGACGCATTACATGCCGAGCAAGGCGGTGATAGATGCCGGGTACCCGGCGCGCACCTCAACCGTAACCGCCCGCGCCCTGCTCCGCGAACCCCGGGTTCGTGATGCGATAGACGAGATAGAACGCGTTCGCCTTCGCGAATTGAAGGTAGATGGCGATTACGTTCTCGCCCGTATCCTGCAAATTGCCTTTGCCGATCCGCGCAGCCTTGTGCAGCTCCGTGTTCCGCCCTGCCGGCATTGCTGGGGCGACAACAACGAATACCAGCGCACGCATGCGGAGATGGAAACCGACCTAGACAATCACGAGAATTCCCGTAGCCGGCACCGCCCGCCGTTCGACCCGAAAGGCGGTGCCGGCTACGATATCGATGCCGCCCCGAATCCGGATTGCCCGAATTGCTTTGGTCGGGGGGATGCGGAAAACCCGCGGGTGCTGTTTACCGATACGGATTCGCTGACCCCCGAAGGCAAGGCATTGTATGCCGGGGCGCGGATAAAGAACGGTACCGCTGAGGTAATGATGCGCGACCAAGGTGCCGCTATGGGATTTTTGCAGCGCTTTGCCGAACGCTTCCTCGAATTGAATGCCGGCGATGGCGGGCTATCGACCTTGGATATGAAGCCGGTCGGCTCTTCGCACACCCGCCCGCGAGTGATCGAACGGCGCATAGTCGACCCAAAAGAGTTACCGGCGCCGCAAGCACGGGAGAAGTTGTGATGCGTGGTTCGTTGCCGGTTTACGCAGAGCGCGATGCGCAGATCACCGAGCTTTACCGCGCTGGGGCTACTTCCCGGCAGATTGCCGAAAAGCTTCAACTAACCCCAAGCACGGTTGCCGGGGTAATTTACCGCTCGGTGCCGGAATCACATAAGCCGGCGATCAAGTACCGCCCGTATAGCCCGTACGAATCGCCCGCGGGTATGGACACCGAACCGTATGCGGATGGGCGGCCTTACCGCAACCTGCATATTCGCATTGATGCTTTGCACCGAAAGCTGGATGCAGTGCTGCGCGGTGAATACGAGCCGATAACCGTAAAACCTGACCCGCCGCTCGTCCGGACAAAATGGTTTTGGCACCAGCAGTCGCCAAAACCCGTACCGTTGCCGTGAGCTGGCGCCCCGGGTGATCGCCGATATCTTTATCTACGGCACGACCGGCTTGTTTATCGCCGCCTTGCTGTATTTCTTGACCGGCAAGCCGCCCCGTTCGTTTACCCCGCCGGATCCGTTTCGTGGGCGTTACGGCGCGAAACCTGGGGCGGGTAACTGCGAAGGCGGGTTGCCCTACCTTCGCAGTTTCCCCTATCAGCGGGCTTCGCGCGCAGCGGCTAGTCATGAAAGATAAAAAGCCCTCGAATATGATCATGAGTTACCCGCGGGGCCATTTGATCGCCCAGAAGCGCGGATCACGGCACCATGCAGCGGTGGTGGGGATTTTGGTTGTTGGCATAGCAGCGCTCCTTCTTAGATGACCCCATAATAGGTCATTCCCGCAACTAACGCAATAGAAAAATGACCCAAGGCGACATTTTACAGCTTGATACGCCGCGGGTGTTCGTACCCTTGCTCACCCCCTCGCGCTATAAGGCCGCCTGGGGCGGGCGCGGCAGCGGCAAAAGCTATTTCTTCGCAGATGCAGCGCTCGAGCGCTGTTATATGAACACGACCCGTATCGTGTGCATCCGCGAAGTGCAAAAAAGCTTGGACCTGTCGGTTCGGCAGTTGCTTGTTGACCGCATCAAGCATTACGGGCTTGAGGACGAGTTCCGTATCCTGCGCTCGCATATCGAAACCCCCGGCGATGGGATCATTTCGTTTCAGGGGATGCAGGATAGCACGGCTACCGCTATCCGCTCGCTTGAAGGCTACGATATCGCATGGGTCGAGGAAGCGCAGGATCTATCGCAGGATAGCCTCGATACGCTGCGCCCGACGATCCGCAAACCGAACAGCGAGCTTTGGTTTAGCTGGAACCCGCGGCTTGAAAAGGACGCGGTTGATGTATTTTTCCGCGGTGCCGAAGGGGCCAAGGTTGAGCACCCGTACTACAAAGGCACCGCACCGAAGGATTCGACTATTGTACGGGCCAACTGGTCCGACAACCCCTGGTTCGCCGATACTGCGCTCCAGGAGGAAATGGAATACGATAGGCGGCGTGACCCTGAAAAATACAAGCATATTTGGCTCGGTGAGTACCGCAAATACAGCGATTCCCGAGTGTTCTCGAACTGGTGTATCGAGGAATTCGATACGCCGGAGGATGCGCGGTTCTTTTTCGGGGCGGATTGGGGTTTCGGCGACCCGAGCGTTTTGGTTCGCATGTGGGTGCACGGGCGCAACCTGTATATCGATTATGAAGCCTATCGCATCAACTGCCCGCTCGATGAATTGCCGGCGCTGTTCGATAAGGTGCCCGGTTCGCGCAAATGGCCGATTCGTGCCGATAGCAGCCGTCCCGAAACAATCGATTTTATGAAAAAGCGCGGCTTTACCAAAATGTCCTCTTCGGTCAAAGGCAAGGGTTCGGTTGAGGATGGGGTCGAATTTCTGAAGTCGTTCGATATCCATATTCACCCGCGCTGCCGGCACACGGCGGATGAGTTCGCGCTCTATTCGTACAAGGTCAATAACCGGGTAAACCCGCCCGAGGTGTTGCCGGTTATCGAAGATAAACAGAACCATTGTATCGACGCGGCGCGCTATGCGCTGGAGGGCGAACGGCTCGCCCCTAAGCGTATAGTAGTAACGCCGGAGGTTAAGCTCAAAGCTGCTAAACCCGGCGCCTACGCGTTGCGCCGCCCGAATATGTCACGTCGGCGTAACTTTATCGCAGGTCGTGTAGTTCAAAGGAGAGTGGTTTAGTGGGTAGGTCAGTAGCGTTGCGTATACATTTCGGGGTCGACGAAATAACGGACGACGGCACCGTTCCCGTAGTAAAACAAACCAAGACTACTGTCGAAATACCGGTTGAGTATCTGCGCAACTTTACCGCTTTGGCGGCGCGCAGTGATGAAGTAAACCCGGTTTTTAGCGGTAAGACCGTACTTACCGCCGAGGAAGAGATGGAGGCGGTAAGGCGCCTTGTCACCCTGTACGCCGCACGCAAGCCGGTAGCCGATCTGGTGGTTCGCGCCTTTTTGAAGGCGGCGCAGTTCAGCCTTGAGGGGGTGCTTGCCCACCTATCGCATCGCGCCCCGCCGGAAACCGAGGATACGCGGCGCGAGGACCTGCACCGTTTCGTCGACAGTTTGGTTGAACGGCTCGCTTAAACACTTTTTAGGAACCTCACAACAGGACCCTTTGGCGCACATCGTTCCGATACGCAAACCCGCCGGCAAGGCAGCCCCGAAGAAGGCTTCCTGGTTTCGCAGGATAGGTGCGTTCGCCCGGGCGCGGGCAAAGCATGTGCACCGCGCTTCGCCTATCGAGAACACGCGTCGGCTTTCCTATGCGAACGCCGCCCCGCTCCACCCGCCGATGGTAATGCCGCGGGCGAACGAAAAAGGGCTTGCCGGTATCGCGGCGGATGAGGCGGTTGCCGCGACGTGGGAATGGGCCGCAAATGCCGGCCCGTTCGCCGGGGCGTTTTCCGAAGGTGTGATATTTCTCGGCTACGCCTATCTCGCCGAACTGACACAACGCCCCGAGTATCGGCTCATTTCCGAAGTTATCGCCGAGGAAATGACCCGTGAATGGATCGAATTCAAGACTGCGTCCGGGAAAGACGATAAGAACGACAAGATCAAGAGACTCGAAAAGGCAATTCTCGGGTATAAGCTAAAGGATCTGTTCAAAACCGTTGCCGAATACGACGGTTATATGGGTCGTGCCCACCTGTTTGTTGATCTTGGCGACCCGGAAACCGGCGAATCCTACGAAACGGATTCGGATGAGTTGCTGACGTCTATCGGCAACGGGCGCAACAAGAAATCGCAAAGCAAAGTCGGCAAAAACAGCCTTATCGCCTTTCGCCATGTTGAAGCGATGTGGGTTTATCCCACCCGTTACGGGTCGTTCGACCCGTTGGCCGCCGATTGGTACAACCCGACGACTTGGCTTGTCGTCGGTCGTGAAGTGCACTGTACCCGGTTGCTAACCTTTGTCGGGCGCCCGGTGCCGGATATGCTAAAGCCGGCCTATTCGTTCGGCGGGCTTTCTTCTTCGCAGATGGCAAAGCCGTACGTTGACAACTGGTTGCGTACCCGCCAATCGGTTTCCGACCTTATCACGAATTTCTCGGTTCCGGTGCTGATGACGCTGCTCGGCACATCGATCCAGGAAGGCGGCGAGGAGCTGTTCGATAGGCTCGGGTTGTTTAACGATCTGCGCGATAACCAGGGGGTTATGGCGCTCGATAAGGAAACGGAAGATTTCAAGAATGTCTCCGCCCCGCTCGGTACGCTTGATACCCTGCAAGCGCAGACGCAGGAACACTTGTTCTCGGTCAGTCGTATCCCGGCGGTAAAGTTCACCGGCATTCAGCCGCACGGGTTGAATGCGAGTTCCGAGGGTGAAATCCGTTCGTTTTACGATACGATAGCGGCACGGCAGATTCGGGTATTGAGCACCCATCTGCAAACCTGCATCGACTTTATCCAATTAAGCCTGTGGGGCGAAGTCGATGAAGATATCGTATGGGAATGGAAGCCGCTTTGGCAACAGGATGAAGCCGGTGAATCGGCTATCGAGAAGACCAAAGCCGATATCGACGACGCCTATCTGGCCGCCGGGGTTATCAAACCGGTCGAAGTGCGCACCCGGCTTGCGGAGGACCCGAAGAGTATCTACCGCGGTTTGAGCCTCGACCCCGAAGACCTGCCGGAACAGCCTGATATGGGCATGGGTATGCCCGGCGAAGGCGGTGAGGAAGAGGGCGGGCTGCCGCCGCCGAAGGACAAGGGCAACCGCCTTGCGTCGAGCATAGTCGGTAAGGCGGCCGAATTCGGCGGGCCGGATACCGGCGGGTACCCGGCGCACGACGAGACAATTATCGAGTGCGACGGCTGGTTCGCTGATGCTTTTGACGATGCCGAGTTCGAGGCGCAACACCCACGCGCCCCGGATGGCAAGTTCGGCGAAGTCGGAAAAATGGGTTTTGTCGAACCCAAAGACCAAAAGACACATCCAAAGCATGCCGTAAGCAGTGTGCTCAAGGCTTATGGCTATAAGCCATCGGGCCAACAGAACGGTGTGCATTTGTTCGAGCATGAAAACGGGCATAAAGTGCATATCGGTGCCGCTACTACCGGTCAAGGCGGTGAACTCGGCCTTACCGGCTTTCACGCAAACGGGGTAAAGGGCCAGGGTGCCGGCAAGCTCGCCAAGCACCTTGAGCAGTTGCACGGGGCCGCCCCGAACCCGCCGCCCGGTAAGAAAAAGGCTGAAGCCGTAAACGGGCCGGTCAGTCTGCCCCTTGGTGCAAAGGTTGACAGCAATTTTGATCCGGTAATGTCCTCTAAAGATTACGATAAGTTGTCCGATGCGCTATCGAGTGCTTCAGTTGAAAGCCCACCCGGTGAAGTGATTGAGGGAGGCGAATTCGGTATCGGC